ATTACAGCAAGGTGATGTAATGCCGGGAATAATGTCAGGCCTTGAGCCAGTAAGATTAAAAGACGGTGGCTTCCCGGATCTAACAGGCGATGGCAAAGTAACTCGCGCTGATATACTTAAAGGCCGCGGTGTACCTGGTCTAGCAAACGGTGGAGACCCTAGGTTTATGAGCCGAGAAGGTTTCTTTAGCATGAGAGATGACCCTGAAAGACTTAACGCACGAGATATTACTGATCTTATCTTTGATCCAAACGATCCATTAGATTATGCAGCAGCTGGCATGGCAGCCACAGGCGTTGGATTACCAGCTGCTGCAGCCATGAAGACAGCGAACACTGGAAGAAAAGTTCTTGGTGGCATTGGGGCAACACTTGCTGCTACACCTCTTGTTAGGGAAGGCATAGAGTTTATGCAAAGTCCAGTTGAATACACTAAAGGAATTTTAGATCTTGTAACATCAGCACCAGAAGCAGCTGGTTCAATGGGCGAAATAGCGCAAGCGTTAAAAGAAGATCCAAAAGGAACAGCTTCTATTATTTATGAAACTGTTTCTGAAACATCTGGCTATCCTGTTGAAAGAGCAGACGGTGGTATTATGGGAATGGTAGATGGTGGCATACTACCAACCAGCGCAAAGACTCCGGGCGGTAAAAAGAAAAAAGCTGTTATGACTGTTATGGATATGATGGATGAGATAGCAGAAAAACTTCCTACAAAACCTAAAGCTAAACCTAAACCTAAAGCTAAACCTAAGATTGCACCAAAATTAAAAAATGAATTTAAAGATGATCCTGTTGCAACAGCTAGAAATGCAGCGGCTCAAAGAAAAGCTGCAAGAGAAGTGGCAGAACCAGAGCCAGTTCAAGGCCAAGGAGCTAATGTTAATAAAGCAGCAAGTGATGCTTTTGAAGGCAGCGCTGGTGCGGCTGGACCTGGAAGATCTATTTTTCAGCAAATGAAAGATAGACCCATAGCTGGATTTGGTATTAGGAATCCTGGCAAGACATTCATAGCTGGTGGTGTAACAGCAGCGGTTCTTCCTGTTGCAGATGATGAGCCAACAATAACAGATCAACCAAGCGCAACTGGTGATGGGGTAGGTGGCATAGGAAGTCCACCTCCACTAATAAATGATGGAGTTACAATTACAGCAGGCGGTAGTGTTAATACTAACCCTGGTGTTATTAACAATCCAGCATACGATCCCGGGAACGATAACTCATTGGCTTACTATGTAAGAGAAGAATTAAAGGGCAAAGGATTTCAGGTTGATGAAGCAGGTGAGTTTGTGACCAAGCCTAAATTTTTTGATTACATTAAAGCATTACCTTCTGGATACACAGAAAAAGTTTCTAATGATCAAGACTTTGCTAAGAAAATGATGGCAGGTTTTTTAAACATGATGAGGCCTGTTGAGGGTTATGTTCCTATTAATCCGGTGGTTGCATTTGGTGATGCATACTTTGGTGAAGAAACAAGACAAGCTGACATGTTATCTGCTGAAGCTAAAACTTTGCAGTTTTTAAAAAGAAATCCTAGATATCAAGGGTTGTATAAAAAAATTAAAGCTGCGGAAGCTGGTTATAACCTTGGTGAAATTGAAGCTGAACAAATTAAAGAATCTTTTGAATTACTTAAAGGATCTTTAATGTCAGGTACATATACTTCTGATCAGTATGATGATCTTGATGTTTATTATGGAAACACTAAAATAACACCAAGAGAGCTTGGCTCTTTATTAGATATGGGTGTAAAACTTTTAGGAGATCCAAACTTTAGATTGCAAATAAGAACTGCCCAACAACCGTGACCTTATGCCATACATTAATTTTCCAGATGGCACTTCAAAATACATACCAGACCAAGAGCCAACCACTATAGAAAAAGCTAAGGCTGAACACGAAACTGAAATTAAATCTTTAAAAAAAGGTAAGGCTAATGTTCTAGGGGATGTTGGTAGACAAACTGTTGCTGGTGTTCAACAAGCAGTAAGAGGGGTAGCTGAAACAGGAGCTTCTGTTTATGATCTTTTTACTGACGAAGATTTAACTAAAGATGTTGGCGAATACTTTGACAAGATTGCTGTTGGTGAAGCTGAAACTACTCAAGGACAAATAACTAGATACTTAGTTCAATTTGGTTTGCCCGGCTTTGGCGTTGCAGGAGTTCTGAATAGATTTGGCAAGATGAATAAAATTACATCAGCCATAGGCGGCGGTATTGCTGATGGTGCAGTTGCAACAGATGATGTTGAAACTTTAAAAGATACTTTTATAGACAAGCAATCTGAATCAGATCAAGCAAGACTAGCAAGACTTAATGGTGCAGAAGCAGCTTCAGAAAGATTAAAAGAAAAGTTAGAGGTTGCAGTCGAAGGTGCTGGGTTTATATTGGGATTACCATTAGCATTAAAAGGAACTAAAGAAGTTATTTATGGAGCAACAGATTTTTTAGCTCCAGTTGGTTCGGTAGTTGCTAAAGGATTAACTTCTGCTAAGGGTGGTCTTAAACCAAATGAGCTACAAAAGACAGCCTTTGATGCAAACCAAAGCACGTTACAAAAATGGTTTACTTTTGCAGGGGATAAGCCTGATCAATTAGTAGCACAAACTATGGCGGCCAAGACATCTCAAGTAAAAGCTATGCAAGATCAAGTTGATACTGCGTTTGATCAAGTCATGAAAACAACTGAGAGAAGTGTAGACAGCGGAAGATTAAATCAAACTAATGCTCTTGCTTTATCTAGAAATATAGAAGACTTTATGTTTCCAAGAATAAGAGTGGATTACCAATCTCCTAGTTTATCTCGATCAGATAAAATAAAAAAAGCTAGAGCCATTCAAAAAGCTGCTGAACAAAACATACTAGACTTAGAGAAACAATACATAGACTACCAAGGCTTAGGCTTAGGAGAAGGATTAAAAATATCTACGTTGCTAAAAAACAATAGAGATATTTTTGATACTTATTCTAATCAAGTTTTAAATTACAGTGATGAAGGCGCTGATGGTTTTATGCATTTGTTTATACCAGATGAATTAAAAAATATTATTGCAGAAAATGCTGGGCTTTATGGAACAAGAGTGTATAGATCTATTCTTGATAAAGGTTTTAAAGTACAGCCTGAGTTTCAAAATAAAGCTATTAAAGAAATACAAGATACTTTTTCTGTCGATGAGCAAACAGCAAGAAGAGAATTCTTTGAGCTACTAAACCCTGGCCCAAAAAACAAAAATGGTTTTGATTTTGAAACCAATGACATGTTAATGGAAGGCTTGCAGAGAGAGAAAGGAATTCTTAAAGGTAGGCAACTAGACAACTTGCCACAAGTAAGAAGGGCTTTAGGTGAAACAGCTGGATACTTGCAAACAGATTGGAAGAGTGCTCTTGCTAACACCAAGCTTACAGCAAATGTAACCTCACAAAAACTTTCAGGTCTCATAGGTAAGACAGAAATGTTTAAGCAGATCAAACAACTTGATGAGCTCTCACCACAAACAGGTGGCGTTAAATTTTTAAAACCAAAAGAGTTTGGTATTAATCCTGAAACTGGAAAAGCTCAAAAAGAATTAAGAGACTTTGATGCTCAAGGAAATGCAATAGTATTCAAACAATTTGACGAGGATGCTGGCGCACTAGCTGGATCTTATGCACGGGCAGATATCTTTGATTCTTTAATGGGCGCAACTTCTGACATGAAAGCTCAATGGCCTGTTCTTGGCAAACTATACACTGGCATGTTAGCTGTTAAAGCTGGATCACAGTATGGTAAAACAGTTTTATCTCCCGGAGCACAAGTAAGAAACTTTACAAGTATTCCATTCTTCTCATTGCTTAATGGAAATCTTGGAAGCACTGGAAGATTTGTTGATTCTGTGCAGACAAGTTTTGCTGGACTAATGGATCCTAAAGGAAAAATTTTAAGAAAAGATAAGATCGCTGAACTTATGGAAGAAGGCATCATGCAAAAAGGTGGCGCTCAACTTGGAGAAACTTTAGAGATTGCAAAACTTGCAGCTGAGAGAAGTGGATTAGTTTCTGGTATAGGAAAAGCTGTGGATAAATCAGGCATTAGATTTTTTGAAAAAGCATATGGTATGACTGATGATGCTGGTCGTGTATTTAATTACATGAGCGAAAAAGAAAGGATGCTTCAAGCTTTATCAAAAGCTCCTGAGTCAGCAGTACCAATAGAGTCAGCAAAAAATATAACAAGATTTTCTGATTTAATTGAAGGATCAAAAGGCGGTGCAGTTATAAAGCCTCAAGACATTCTTAGCAAATATGGCCAAGAAGGATTGGAACAATTTGCTAGATCAGAGGCTGGAGAGATTACTTTAAACACCGTACAAAACTATCAAAGGATTGTGCCATTTGTTTCAGAAGTTATTAGAAGATCTCCATTTGGTAACTTTGTTGCATTCCCATCTGAAATTATAAGAAACACCACCAATGCTGTGAGCAGAGGCATAAAAGAATTAGCCAGTGATAATCCAGAGCTACAAAAAATTGGCATGAGAAGATTGACTGGAGCTGTAACAACTACTGCAGCGTTGCCAACAGCATTAACTAGTCTAGGCATGGCATTGACTGGAGTGACCAAAGAAAAGATAGAAGCCTATCAAAGAACTGGAGCAACTCCATGGGATAGAACAGCAACGCTTATACCTATTGCTTCTGACAAAGATGGTAACCCAACACAGTTCTTTAACTTTAGCTATATGAATCCTTATGACTATTTAAAAAGACCTATTAACAGAGTCTTTCAAGAAGTTGCTAGTGGTAACAGAGATGAAGAATCATTAGAAAAAATATTGCTTGATTCTTCTATGGGTATATTTGGCGAGATGGGACAAAGTTTTGTTGAACCAGCTTTTGCTGCTCAAGCTGTGCTTGATGGAATTAATGGAACAACATCAACAGGTAAAAAAATATGGGGTGCCTCAGATAGCACTGGAGATAAAGTTGCAAAAGGTTTTTATAATTTTATAGACACAGCACTACCAACAATTACTCCTTACAGAATACAACCAGATCTTACAACTAAAAAACCTGTTGGGATTTCTGCCCCGGGATTTGATCTTAAGAATTTTCCAAAGGCTGTGTTTGGCAGCACTGATAAGAAAGGCGATGATCAAAAAATATTAGACCGAATGGGCAATGAAATTGATGTTGCTGAAACAATGGTGCAAGCATTCACTGGATTTAAAGTTGTTAAGCCTCAGCTAGAAAGAACTGTAAGGTATAGAGGTTTTGAAGCCAATGATGCAATTAGAGATGCTACCAATCAATTTAATAGATTACTTAGAACCAATGATAGAAAGACGGCAGAAGAATTTTTACAGGGATACATTAATCAAAACGAAAATAGATATACAGTATTAAGAGATTTATATACCACCATAGAAGATGCTAGAACTTTAGGATTAACTGATAGGCAAATAGAAAAACAATTAAAAGATGCCAAGGTTGCTAACTATAAAGATGTTATGAGAGGAATCTTTAGACCAATAGATGTTAGTAGAGACCTAGTAGAAGCTTCAAGGGTTGGTGAAATAGGAGTTCCTCAACCTATTAGCAAAGGAATGTTTGACTTATCTAAACAAGAGTTAACTCAAGGCTTAACTGGCCAATACTTAACACCAGACGTTAAAGCTCAAAGAGCGTCTCAAGTTTTAAGAGAAGAAGAGGAACAAAAAATACTAGGCACACCCTAGAATATATCAACCACTAGCTCACACCTTGGATCGTCTTTGTCCACACCACCAAACTTATAGACCACTTCCTTTACTTGCTTGAAGTCATCGTCTTGTATGATCCCGGCTTTCACCAAAGCATCACAAGCAAACTTATCTATGACCGAACATGGATTGCTTATGTCAAGTCTCCTGTTGCTCCTAGCATAGTAGGTGTATGTCAATCTAACTGGCTGATTAAACTTAGGTAAGTCTTGTATCCTTTCTACAAGATCTTCTGAGTACATCCTCTTCGCCATAGATAAAACTCTATAGTGTGCGTTTCTGTAGTTGTTAAGATTTAAAATAAATTTTTTTTTCTTTGAATAGTAAATATCCAAAGGTAATTTTATTTCCATTAAGTTGATGGCCTGGTTTCAACCCAAGGTCTAATCTCTTTAATAGATGCACCATTAAATAACTTCTTAACTTTCTCGCAAGTCTCTAAGATATCTTCTGGAAACCCACTGTTCACAACTTCAATTAATTCTTTGCTGGAAAAAAAGTTTTCGCCCGGCGTATTAAAGTTCTCAGCCACGTTAACAAATCTAATCTTGTCCTTTTCATATAAGACCATGTCATCATCTTTCTCTATAGCATGGGCTGGTATCAACTCAGGTATGAAGTTATGCCTTGAACAACCTTTAGCTTGTCTGTCTTCGCTAATCTTTCTATCGTGCTGGGTGCAATGCCAATGTGCATTTCCCTTCTCAATATCAACCTTAGCGAATCGACAAGATCTACAATGAATTTCTGGCATCAAACCTCTGCCTAGATAACAAGCTTGTTGGCCAGGGGTCATGTAGCTTTTGATTCTGTAGTCTGTCTCTGGTATGTAGTTATCTGGCGGTGTCTCTGCTAACAAAATATTTTTTGCTTTTTCTATCAAAGAATCAAAAGCACTACTATCATACTGAATGATTTCAGTATATAAGTCTGAGTTATTTTTGTTATAAACAATTGCAATGCACTGAGTAAACTTAAACAAGCCCATGTATAAATGTAACTGAGCAGCATATTCTTCTGACCACTCACAATAACTACCAAGCTTTAATAGGTTTTTAAAGCGATTGTCGTTGGCTGTCTTGAACTCTAACAAAAATGGATCTTTGGTATCAATGCCCGGAAAGTTTTGCCCTACGCCATCGATGTGTCCTTTGACGTGGCCTCCTAGTGCCTCTGTCTCAAATTGCTTTCCATTAGAAGCAAGATCAAATATCTGAGCACCGGGAAT